AAATTATTTTTATTTAAATTGTTATAATAAAAAATATCCTAATATAGATCATAAACTTTCAATATTTTATGGATTTAAAAATAATATATCTATTGAAGAAATGATTTCTATTGAAAATTTATGTTTTACTAAAAGAAGTCATAATATGAGAAAAAACACAAAAACAAATATTGAATATAAAAAAATAATCAATAAAAAATAAATAAACAAAATTATGTTAAAATATAAATCATTTTCAGATAAATTATTTGAATCAGCTCCAAGAATACCAATATCAGAAGATTATTGGATTAAAAAAGGTAAAATAGGTAAAGAAGTAATGTTATTTTTTCACGATGATCTTGATGGGATCTTTTCTGCTGTAGCAATGAAAAATTATTTATTAGGTAAAGGATTCAAACTTCATGGTTATGGGATTGTAAATTATCAAGAAGGTTGGTCAACAACTGAACTAGATGACAAATATATTAATATAGCATTAGATTATGCTGAAAATGTTGACGGTATTAATATTTATATGGATCATCATGGTGAATTTATGGAAGAAGATAATGAAGAAAGAAATAGAGGAGAAGGTGCGGTTAAAACAGATACTGGTTCTGCATATGAAGGTATTATGGATCAATTAGGATTACCAATTGATTCAGGTATTCTAAATGTAATTGATATGGTAGATTCAGCCAAATATGATGATTATAAGATTAAACAGGAAGTTTTATTAAAATTTGATCCAGGAAGTTTTAAAAATAAATTAGAATTTGCTGCAGCATTTAATCAATTATTAAAAAGAAGTGATCATAGAACATTTATAGAAGTTGTAGCAAATTCAAAAGATATTGCACCAAGTATTTATAATATTTATAGATTATTTAGATTATTATATCCTGCAAATAATTTAAATATTTGGGATCTTAAAAAAGCTGCAAAACAAGCCGAATATTTAGATAATAATGGAAAACCTGATGTACCAGCATATTTAGAACATTTAAAATTATATAATAGAAAATTATTAAAATCTTTTGAGAAAGATTTTATTGGTGATGCAAGATGGAGGTTAGGACAAATGCAAAAAAAGACAAGAGGTTATAATAGAAAAGAATATATTAGAAATCAAACACAATTTCAAGAAAATTTTACAAAAGCTTCAAAATATGGGAGACCAATAATAAAATTAGATGGTTATCAAATACTTGGAACTATGGTTTTTGTTCCATCTGGTACTTGGGCAAATGCATTAAGAGCTCGTTCAATATTTGAAACAGATACTGAAATAATTAATGAATTTAATAAACAATTTAATGAAGATAGAGTTCCTACAATTGAATATAATGTTTTAAAAGAGAGTCCAATATATAATAAACTTGAGCCGATAATTGGTCAAAAAGTAGAATTAACAGGAGATTTAGATTATCAAAATAATCCTACAATTAAAATAACTAAAAATGTAACTACTGATTCATCTATTGAAGGTATTACAGGTTTTTTATCTAGAAATAAAGAAAAGGGTATAGTATTTAGAGCAAAACAACCAATATTTTGGATATTATTACAATATGGTAACACATTACAAGTTTGTTCATATCATAAATTAGATAAATATCCTAAAGAATATTTACCAAAAACAAAAGATGGGAAAAATATAACAAATTTGGGAAAATACACACAAGATTTATTATATAATATGGCTAAATACTTTGGTTATAATATTAATATAATACCTGAAACAACAACAAAAGCTGGTGGTCATGTTGGTATTGGTTCTATTTCAAATATTTTTGGTAAAGTACAAAATGATCAAAATATAGTACCAGAACCTGGAACTAAAAATAGTCAAATACATATTTCAAATAAATCATTTATGAAAAAATATTATAATACTCGATTTTTAGATTTAATTAAAAATAAAATGATTGAAGATTTATCTGGAATACCTTGGGGAAATTTAAAAATGACTTGGGGAGATCCTGAAGAAACACCAAAAACTAAACCAAAAACATCTGAAATGAATAAAAAAGTTGTATTAGCTGATGAAATTAGAAAAGAAAAAGATGTGATTCGGGGTAATAAAGAATTAAAAGAACCAGAAGATTCAAATGATGATAAAATAATACCAATATCTCTCGAACTCCCAACAAGACAAGTAGTTGAAAATAAAAAAACAAAACCAAGAAAACCTAAATATAATCCAGTAAGAATGATAGATAAAAAATATGCAGATGACTATGGACAAAAAATGAAAAAATATAGAGAATGGGAAGATCAAAAAAATCTTTTAAGAGAGTTTAATTCATACACACAACAAGTATTAGATTTTATTGATTATCCTTGGCAAGAAGATAATGAAATAGAATTTGTATCTTTATTAGATGAATACAGAGAAGAAATAGAAAAAAATATTAAATATGATATTAAAAATTATTTAAAATCTATGAATAAAGAAAATCAAACTCAACTTTTACACATGTCTGATGGGTTTCTTACTGCATTTGAAAATTTACTTAAATAAGTCAAAAAAACAACCAACTCATATTAAATAGGTCAAAAGTATCAACTTTTGACCTTTATTTGTTTATATATAGACAAAAATAAAATATCTAATTATGATTTATAATAAAGAAAAAATTGAGAAAATTCACAACAAATATGTAAATGATGAAAAAATAAAAAGAACAGAAAAAATATATTATAATAATATTATAGGATTAAGAACATCTAATATTGTTTATGATTATAATCATGAAGAATTAATAGAATATGCAAAATGTTTTTCAGATGAAATTTATTTTATTGAGAATTATTTTCATATCAAATTACATTCATATCAGATAAAAATAATTGAACATTATAAAAATAATAGATTTAGTATTTTTATGAATTCAAGACAAACTGGAACATTTTCAATATTAATAATGTTATTCATTCATTCAATGATTTTTAATCAAGATTATAGTATATTAAAAATTGATCATAAAATAATGGAAAATATAGAACATTTTAAAAAAATAAAAAAATTATATATTCAATTACCATTTTTTTTACAAATTGGAGTTACAAATTGGAATTTAAAAGATATTAAATTAGAAAATAAAAGTTTTTTTCAATTACAATCTTCAAAAAATATAGGACTTGGATATAATCCAAGTTTATTTATAATTAATAATTTTTCACAAATACCAGATAGTTATATTTATGATATATATAATTCTATAATTCCAACTATTTCTTCTCAGAAAAATAATAAATTTATTATATCATCAAGACCAAATGGTTATAATTTCTTTCTTAATCTTGTAGAAAATTCAGAAAGAAGTGATAATGATCCATTAAAAAATAACTATAATACATTACGAACTTATTGGTGGCAAATTCCTGGTCGAGATGAAAAATGGAAAGATGAAGTAATTAAAAAAATTGGATATGAATTATTTTTACAAGAATATGATTTAAGTTTTATGACTAAACAAAATTTAGAAAGAAGTAAAAAATTAAATAAAATATTAGGTATTTAATTATTTTAATAAATCATTTTTATTCTTTTTCTTTTAATTTAAATGTACCATTTAACATTTGTTCTAATAATGTTGGGTCATCTTTTATTTGATCAAATACATCATTTAATAATTTTGGGTCCCCTATAATAGTATAATTATCTTCATCAGATATTTCTGATTCTTCTTCTCCTTGATTAATATCTACTAATTCTTCTTTTAATTCTTTATAAAATTCTTTCATTTTCTTTTGCAAATCATAAGTCATTTTGATAGTATCTCTCATCTCCTTTTGAAACATTGCAACGGATTGATACATCAGAGGATCATTTACACCGAGATCTAATTGAGTCATGCAAGAAATTAATGCACGTTTTGCCATACTAATTGAAAAATTTAAATCAGATAAAGAATCAGAATCATTTTTTATTATTTTATATATGTTTTTATTTTTCATATTATCTGGGGTTAAATATAAATTTGCTAAACATTCTAATGTTTCTTTTGAATCAATTTTAATTAATTCTATATCTTTATCATAATCATACACTTCTACAGCTAAATCTAATCCAGGTAATAAATCTGGTTCTGGAAACATTTCTTCGGGATGATTTATTGTATCTAACATTGATGAAATATTACCTTTTAATTCTTCAACTGAATCACTTATTTCATTTGGAGTTCTTTGATAATCAGATGGGACATATTTATCAGAATTAATATTATCTGTTATCTTTTGTTCATTTTGTTCAAATTCAAATTCTTCTTGATTTTCTTCTTCAATATTTTCTTTTTTATCATTTTTTATATTTTCAAATTCATCATTAATATTGAAAAAATCATCTGTTTCATTCATATTTTTAAATTATTTCTTTAAGTTTATCACCTATTTTTTCATTATATTTAATTCGTAATAATTTAATATTATTATCAAAACAATATTTATTTTTTATTTTATCTCGTTTTTGTGTATTTTTTAATCCTTTTTCATCACCAAAATATTGAATAGCTTCAAAATGTTGTTTTCCATCAAATTCTACACATAAATTATAATCAAGCAAATAAAAATCAAATAATAATTGATTAATATATTTACAATTTTTAAATTTTTTCTGTCTTATATATTTAATATTATTTTTATCTAATATTTTAGATATTTCTTTTTCACCTTTACTTTCATTACATATTGGACAACCTGTATTTTTGTTAATATGATTAGATGAATCTGTAATGAATTTACCGTGTTTTTTACATATTATTGTAATATTTTTATGTGATCCATCATATTTTGAAAAAGAATAATCATATTTATCATTATGTATTTTTTTTGCTTTAATTATATATTCAGAAGTAGAATATTTTTTTGTTCCATAACAATATGGACATCCTTTTCCACTTAAATGACTTGTTGGAGTTTGAGTAAATATATTATCACATTTATTACATTTTATTTTAATTTTTGTTCTATTATTTTTATATTCACATAAATCATAATTATAATGATTTTTATGAATTTTTTTAAAATTTTCAATTATTTCTATTTTCAATTTTTTATATCCACTACATCTTGAACAACCATGACCATTTAAATGAACTTTTGCATATTGTTCAAATTCTCCATGTAAAGGACAAATAATTTTTATTTTTGTATTTTTATTTTTATATTTTATTAATGTATAATCAAATTTATTATTATGAATTATGTTTGCTTTTTTGATAAATTCTTCTTTTGTCATTTTGTATCTTTTACTACATTTAGAACAACCTTTCCCTTGTAAATGATTTCCTGGAGATTGTTCAAATATTCCATGTATTGAACATATTATTCTAATTTTTAAACAAGCATTAACATAATTAACTAATGAATAATTATATTTATTACCGTGAATTTTTTTGGCATTCTTTATAAATTTTTTAGTTTTTATAATATCATTTTCATTCATTAATTTATTAATTTTTATTATATATAAAATATCATTGTTTTAATATTTACATTTAATTAATAATTTATATATTTCTTCAAGATTTTCAAAAATTTTTTTATAATTTATATAATTCTTCATTATTCTTCATTATTCTTCATTATTCCAATCTAATATCAAACCCAATAGTTTCATCTAATTAAATTTATTTTTTAATATGTTATTTTTAATGAACTTATACCTTTATCATCTTTAAGAACTTCAATTAATGCATCAAAATTAATTGGATGATTATGTTCAATTATAATTATTTTATCTATTTTATCTTTCATTTTTTCTAACATATCTTTAAAATATCCAATAGATTTATTAACTAATTTTCCTGTAATTTCATCAAGTAATAAAAAATTAGGTTTAGATTTATGATTTATTGTTCTTAAAGCTAATTTTAAAGCTATTGCAGAAAATGTTCTTTCAGCACCAGATCCTTCTAACAAATTTTGAACAATGTCTTGTGCGAATTCCATATACATTTTCAAATTTAACTTTTCATCAAAAAAAATATTAAAATCAACTGTTGATAATAAATCTGACAATTCCTGATTAATTAAATCTTTTGATTTCATTAATAAAAATGTTGGTATACCATCTCTATGAACACATCTTTGATATTCTTTTAAAATTTCTTCAAGATGAACTTGTTTCTTATATTTTTCCATATTTTCAGAAATATCTAATATCGAATTTTCAATTATATTAATATTATTAATAGTTTCATTTATATTTGAATTTAAATCTTCTATTTCATTTTTAAATTTATTTATCTTTCCATCATATTCATTTATTTTCTCATTTATTAATTGATTTTGTTCAATAAATTTTATATGGTTATAATATTTGTTAATTTTTTCTTCTGCATTTTCAATAGTCAATTTTATATTAGCTATTTTTAAAGAAAGTTCATTATTATTATATAAAAAAGTTTCATATGTTCTACTTTCCTCTTTATCTTTTTGAATTTTGTTGATATCATCTTGTGTATTAGATTTTTCAATACTTTTTTCTTTCACTCTTTTATTACCTTCTGATTTTAACTTAATATTTTTTTCAATTTTTTCTTCAAGAATATTTTGTTCTTCAGTTATTTTATCAATATTCAATTTTAATTCTTTTGAAAATATATTCTTTTTGATATTTTTACATATATTATTTATTTCATCTATCTCATCTGATTTATCATCAATTTTTAAAATTATCTCATTTTTAAATTTTTCAATTTTAGAAGAATAAACACCAGTTTCTAAATTTTCTATTTTTTCTTTTAATTCTGAATTTAATTTTGTTTTTTCTTTTAATTCTAATTGATATTTTTTAACATCTGGCATTAAATCTTCAATTTGTTGTTTTAATTGAGATATTTTTTCTTTTATATTATGTTCATTGTTTTCTTCATAAGGTCTAAAACAAGTAGGACAAATTGTAGATTCTTCTATTTCTTTAATTCTTTTCTTTAATTCAATTCCTTTTTCTTTAATATTAGATAATTCTTGTTTTATAGATTTTATTTTAAATTTAATATCTGTTCTTTTATCAATTATTTTTCTTTTTTCATTATTAAGATAATTTTCAAATTCATTATTTAATTTATCAATTTCAATTTCAATATTTTTCAATATCATTTTTTGTTTTGTGATATCTTTGTCTTTCAATTGTTCTTTTTTTAACTCTAAATTTTTAACATTATTATCTAATGTTGAATTTTTTGAATCTAATTGAGATAATTTTAATTTTAAATTTAAAATATGGTCATCAAGAGTTTTTAATGATTTTAAGAGAGTTTCATACTGTTCTTTATCATATGATATTTTTAGTGTTAACATAGTCTTAGAGTTGATCTTTTGTTGATTTAAATTGATCTTAATAGTATTTTGATACTCTTTAATTTTTTCATTAATATTATCAATATTTAGTTTTGAAACATCATCATCTATCTTATTTAATTTCTTAAATTCATTATCTCTATCAGTATTAAAAATACTTAAAGAAAAAGTAACTCCGGATTTTTCTTCAATAAAATCTAACTTTTCTTTTTGATATGTTCTTAACATTTGAGATAGTTTATTCATTTCAATTTCTGTATCAGATAAATTTAAAGAAATTTTATTAACTACAATTTCTTTCTTATAATCTTTAAATACTGCTAATTTTTTTTCAAATATATCATAACCTGCATCTCTAATAATTGAATCTATAAATGTTGCTCTATCTATTGATATTAAATCATTTAAATTTTCTGAATTGATTAAAGCCAATCTAATAAAATCTGAAAAATCACCAACAATAGCATTTATCATTAATTGAGTTTCAGTTTTTCTTTCTCCTCTTAATTTTTTCTCCTCTTTTATTTCAATACCAAGATAATAATTAACATCTGTTGATACTGATTTGATTGTTTCTTTTGATGTCCAGGATCTAATAGTTTCTCTTAAAACTGTGTATTGTTGACCATTTATATTTATAATCATTCCACCTGAACAATTATCAAGATTTCTTTTATTATTTATATAACGATTATCACCAAATTTCTCTGTTTTACCACCACCTAATTTATTAGTTGCTAATGTTGTCCCATGAGTGATATAACAAATACCATCAAGAAGAGTTGTTTTGCCCATTTGATTTTCTTCTGAATGTAATTGAATTATACCATGAATATCATTCCAATCAATTGTTTCTTTATTATATGATTTAAAATTATCTAACCAAAATTGTTCAATATTCCATTGAACATTATTAGTAGTTGTTGATAATTCTAATCTATCATTAATAATATCATCAATATTTAAAATTTCATCAATAAAATCATCTTCAAATTTATTAGCTTTTAAGTATTCTTTAAAAATATTTTGTTGAATTATTTTATCATTAACATTTATAGATTCATTTAAAGAATCACTTGATATAATATCTGAATAAATTCTTGTTTTTTCATAAACAACTTCATCAATATCGAATTTATTTTTAATATATTTATTAATTTTTCTTTCATTTTCATTATTTACATTAGAAGTATAATCTGTCCATTTTATCTTAACTTTTGATTTATTAGTTATTAAT